GCTCCGGAAGGCATGAAGCTCCTGATGCGCCGGAAGCTGGAAAAGACGATGGAAGGTGACTTCGAAACTGACTCGATGCGCTATAAGGCAACCGAGCGTTACGATGTTGGCTTCACCGATCCGCGTGCAATGTACGGCACCCCGGGCGTTTAATGTAGGCATGGATAAGGCATCGGTTAATCATTGAAATAATGGTTTCCGATGCCTACCAAAATCCTTTAAGGAGAGTTTGTTATGGGTAATATCGTAACGAACATTGGTGGAGTCCTGTCTGCCGTTACCAATACTGTTGCTTATACGGACAGTTCTGCGGTGACGATTGGAACGATCCCTGCCAATGCTCAAATCGTTGACATCAACATTGATGTGACCACGGCATTTAACGCCACAACCACCAATACTGTTACTGTTGGTAAGTCTGGGTCTGCCGCGGCTTATGTGGCTTCGACTTCGGTTGGTTCTGCTGGTCGCGCCAGTGTTGCTACTACCGGCGTTTACAGTGCTTGGGCTGATGTAGGCTCTGCAGAAGTTCCTGTAACCGCTACTTACAGCCAAACCGGCACTGCTGCTTCTGCCGGTGCAATGCGAGTGACCGTTGTTTATCGGTCCCCCGCGCCGTAAGGAGGCGTTATGGGTCAATTCAAACCGATGGTGAAGATGATGACCACCGAGCCTTCAGTTGTTCTTAAACTGAAAAAAGGTGGTCATGTAGCTATGCCCGGAAAAGCCGTCAAAAAGATGAATGGCGGCACTATGGGCGCTTTGGCTGCTGCACCCTCTGCTCGCGTTCCGGCTGTTGCTCCGGATGGTCGCGCTCCCGCAAAGCCTTCTATGGCCGAGCGTCGTCGTGCAATGATGGGCCGGCGCGGTATGGCTGCTCCCGTCATGGCCAAGAAGGGTGGCGAGATGGAATCCAAGGCGGAACACGCCAAGGAAGCCACCAAAGCCGAGCTGAAGGCTCACGCTGATAAACCGGCGTCTAAGGCTCACAAGGGCCTGAAAACCGGTGGCGTTGTCAAAGGTCAAGGTGGTTACAAGACCGGAGGCGTCGTCAAAGGTCAAGGCGGCTTCAAGAAAGGTGGTGCTGTAAAAAAGTATGCTAAGGGCGGCCAAGTGCAAGATGATGGTCGTCCGGAACAGATGCCGCAGGGAAAGAAAAAGCCTACGGCACCTGTCTCGATTAGCAGGCTTTCAGGCACCTTCAAGAAAGGTGGTGCTGTAAAAAAGGCTGAAGGCGGCGATATGAAGCCGCTGAATGCTCAGGCAGCAAGAGAAACGAAGGGTTATCAAGATCACTATAAGCGCGAGGCTGAAGAGAATCGTGCTATGAGTGAAGCTATGAACCCGATGAATCTCCTGCGTAAAGCTCGGGATGCTTTCAAAGGTCAAGGGGCCGTTACCACCACAGAACGGGAAGTTAGCCGGACGGTATCCCCGCCGCAGAATAAGCGGAAAGGTGGGTATTCCAAAGGTAGCCGTTGTTAAATAAGGTGGGGGCTTCGGCCCCTGCTTTTTTGAGGTAATAAAATGAAAGTTCAAACCGTTTCCAAGACTGGAACTGGATCTACTGATGTAATTGTTATTAACACAAATATATCTCCAGTAAACATTGGTTTTGCTGTTGTTGTGACTGGAACCGTGAATTACTCTGTTCAGTTTACATATGATGATCCTGCTATTGGTTTTACGACTTGGTTTGATGATGTGAGCATTACCAGCAAAACCGGAAATGAAGATGGTTCAATCAATTTTCCGATTACCGGAATTAAAGTTTTGGTTAATTCTGGCACTGGATCTGTAGTAATGAATGTTGTTCAAGCTGGTATTGCGTAATGAGTACGACCATCTCGTCAATCACAAGGCAGGGAGCATTTGAGCCTTTTGATCTTCAAGTATCCCGAGGTCAAATTCAAGGCCACAGGAATATCACCGTCTTTGGATTCAATCCTGATGTTGACCAAACTCAGGTCTCAGTTTGGCCCTTGCAAAGCCTGATTACCTTTCCTGCGTCTGCCTTGCAGATGAAGGTCAGTTCGACGAGCGCCAATGATACGAGCGCAGGTACTGGTGCGCGAACAGTCGTCGTTCAGGGATTGGACGCAAACTACAACGAGGTCACGGAAACCGTCACGCTGAACGGCCAAACGGCTGTGACGATGACCAACGCACTTTTGCGTGTGAACTACGCCTATGTGGTAACCGCTGGCTCTGGCAACAGCGCCGCTGGGGACATCTACATCGGCACAGGCACGGTAACCTCTGGCGTTCCTGCGACCGTGTACGACATCATCAAGTTCGACTACAACACCACGACCACAGGCAGTTACACCGTTCCTGCTGGGTACACCGCATATGTGTCTCAAGGTCTGTTTTCGACTGGTCAGGCCAGCGGCTCAACTCAAGTTGAAGGTCGTTTGCTGACCCGTGGCTTGAACAACATTCGCATGACTGCGGCGCTTACCACGCTCAACAACGGCGTGGCGAACTATGTGTTTGAGTACCCTCTGGCAATCCCAGAGAAGACCACTATTGAGGCGACTGCAATCGGCAGTGCAAACAACAACGCTGTTTCTTCAATGTTTATTTTGGTTATTGTCAAAGAAGGCCCGTAATGCCAGCAAAGAGCAAGTCTCAGTTTCGTTTGATGAAGGCGGCGGAGAACAACCCAGCCTTTGCAAAAAAGGTTGGCATCAAGCCTTCCGTTGCCAAGGAATATACCGGAAGCAATGTGGGCAAAAAGTCATACGGCAAGCTTCCTGAAGAGAAGGCAAAAGGCGGAAATGTCTCTCTGGCGATTGGTCGGGGCGAGAAGCTTCCGGCGGAACGTGGCGCTGGTTTGACCCAAAAAGGCCGTGAGAAATACAACCGTGAAACCGGAAGCAATCTGAAAGCTCCGCAGCCGCAAGGCGGCCCTCGGCGCGATTCCTTCTGCGCTAGAATGGGACCAGTTGCTCGTAAGAGCGAGAGAGGCAGCAGATCGCGGGCCTCGATGAAGCGGTGGAACTGCCCCGGCTGGTGAAAGGATGGTAAATGGCAACTTCAGGAACGGTTGGGACAACGGTAGTCAATGTCCAAACTCTGATAGATCACGGAGCTAGGCGCTGCGGCAAACTTGCCGAAGAGCTTACGTCTGAACAGCAAGTTTCTGCGCGGGAAAGTCTATTTTTCCTGCTATCTCGGCTCATCAATATTGGAATCCAATATTGGGCCATCAACAAGACAGTCATCGGCCTGAAAGCCAATCAGTATATCTACGAACTGCCCTTGGGTGGCGTTGATGTCCTGAATGCCTTGTATCGCAAGATGACTAGGCCTACGCCGAACTCAACTGGTGGATATACCAGTTCTGCCGGCGGCGTGATTGCAAATGCGTTTGATAATTCTGTTGAAACGATCTGCACTCAGAATGCGCCGAATGGCAATATCGCCATCAATTACGGTGACTACAATCCGATCTATGCTGGATCAATCGGCATTCTCCCGGGAGTCAGCGGCACGTTCAATGTGATTCTGGAATATTCGACCGATGGCGTTACTTGGTCGACTCTGTATGACCCGGGTGAAGTGATCTGGGTGGATAACGAATGGCTCTGGTATGACATCGAGCCGGGTCAGAATGTCCAGTATTACCGTATGAGAGAGACTGGCGGAAACACTCTATCCGTTCGTGAGTTCTATGTTGGCAACAACAGCACTGAAATCACGATGGCGCGGCTGAACCGAGACGATTACACAAACCTTCCGAACAAGAATTTCACGGCCAATCAGCCGTTCCAATTCTGGTTTGACAGAACAATCCCCAGACCGAAGCTTTATCTGTGGCCGGTTCCGTCAGATCCGTTCGTGCAGATGACGATCTGGTATTCGCGTCAAATTCAGGACGTTGGCGCACTGCAAGATGAGCTAGAGGTGCCGCAGCGTTGGTATGAGGCTACAGTATTCATGCTTGCGCATCGGATGTCGATGGAGCTTCCGGGCGTGCCTTCTGACAGAATTGCATATCTTGAAAAGATGGCCGATAAGTATCTTTTTGAAGCGGAACAAGAGGAGCGTGATAAGTCTCCGATTTATTTTGCGCCGAACATAGGTCCATATACACTCTGATGTCTATCTTTCTCGACACTAGGGGCTATTCAACGATTGCAATCGCAGTCTGTGATCGTTGCAAAATGAAGCGCCCACAAGCCGAATTACGTGCAGATCCCAATTTTCCGGGTCTTCAGGTATGTGGGCAAAACTGTGCCGATGAGAAAGATCCGTATCGCCTGCCGGC